CTGTTGCTAGGTTCTTAGAGCTTATCCAAGGTAGGTTTGGGCCAGAGATGATGCAGCTTCTTGTTAACTCTGAGGAAACTGCCGCTTTCCTTGCTAAGAAATTTGGTGTACCTGATACCTTGATTCGTGACGAAGAAGAGCGTAAGCAGTTAGTTGCGATGGCACAACAAATGGCTCAACAGCAACAAATGATGCAAGGGGAGCCGCAACAACAGGAGCAATTAGTTGAGCAGTAAGAAGCAAACAAATCAGGTAAATATTGGAGTAGACGGATATCAAAGAAAAAAAGAAGTAGATGAGCAAATAAGTCAAAACTTTGCTTATCTATTTGGTTCCGATACTGGTAAAGAAGTTTTACGTTATCTTAGAACTATAACTATTGAAATCGTTCATGGTGCTAATGTAAGCACTGAGGAGCTAAGACATATTGAAGGTCAAAGATATGTTGTTGGTTTAATAGAAACTAGAATTAATCATGCACACAGGACAAAAACAAATGGCTGAAGAAACAGAAACAGAAACACTTATACAAAGCGCACCAGAAGAAGCAGCACCAGAAAGACCTGAGTGGCTGCCAGAAAAATTTAATGATCCAGCAGAATTGGCTAAATCTTATACTGAGTTAGAATCTAAGCTTGGTGCTAAAAGAGATGACATTATTAAAGAACATGATGCAGAAAGATTTATAAACAGACCAGAAAGCGCAGGTCATTATGAACTTCCTGATATTGTTAACTCAGAAGAAGCAACAGATAATGAGCTTATTAGATGGTGGTCTGAACACGCGTTTAATAATGGCTTTAGTCAAGATCAGTTTAAAGAAGGTATAGAGATGTATGCCAAGGGAATAGAACAATCTATTCCTCAAAACGATTTAAAAGCTGAAGCAGAAAAACTTGGCGATGATGCAAACTCTAGGATAGAAGCTGTTAGTATGTTTGCTAATAAGTTTTTTCCAGATGAATTAAGCAGTGCTGTAGAACGACTTGGTGAAACAGCAGAAGGCATAATGCTTATTGAACATATTATGGCTAAAAACAAAGACACTCAAATAAGCGCAGAGTCTAATCCTGTTGCAACTTTTGGAGAAGCAGACCTTCAAACTATGATGAAAGACAAAAGATATTGGGATGCAAACACGCGTGATGATAATTTTGTTAAGCAATTAGAAGATGGCTTTAAAAAATTATATGGATAAAATCCTTATAAGTCATGGGAGCCTGAGAATGGTTCCCATACAAAAACGCCATATCATTCCTATGTACAGCACTATGAGTGTAGAAAATTTATTTGAAGCTGAAGCAGTTTATAAAATAGATTTAATGAAAACATTAATACAATACTCTGAAACACCAGATGTTTTTGTTATAGAAAATGATAAAGAGCCTTTAGCTATTGTAGGCGTTACAGGTGTTACACATCAAAAAGGTATTATGTGGACTGTTTTTTCTGAGAACATGAAAGATAATTGGTTTTCTTTTGTTAAAGCATCTCCTAAGTTAATTGATTTTTTACACACCCACTACCATGAGATTGTTGTAAATACTTGGGAGGGCAATCATAAGATGCTTCAATGGTTAGGTTGGCTAGGTTTTGATCTTACAGAAATGTACGCTAATGAAAATGGTTTTAATATGGCTCATTTTGTGCGTTGCAATCAACACAGAAAGAATGTTTACGCTTTCTCATCAAGACCCGTAATTCATTGAGCAGCCCGTAAGGATACCTGCATTGATATGACAGAGCGGACACTCAAGATACTCAAAATGCAACTTTAATAAGGAACTGAAAAAATGGCTAATACAATCGACACAGCCTTTATTAAGCAGTTTGAATCTGATGTGCATCTCGCGTATCAACGTATGGGTTCTAAACTGCGAAACACTGTTCGTACTTCTAATGTTACTGGAAGTGTGGCAAGGTTTCAAAAAATAGGTACAGGCTCAGCGTCAACTAAATCAAGAAACGGCAACATAAGCCCGATGGAGTTAGCGCACACAACCGTTGAAGCAACAATGTCTGACTTCTACGCTGCTGAATATATTGATAAATTAGACGAGTTGAAAGTTAATATCAACGAGCGTCAAGCTGTAGCACAATCCGCTGCCGCTGCACTAGGTCGTAAGACTGACGAGCTAATTTATGCAGCTATGGATGCTGTTGGTGGAACTGCAATTCATGATACAAGCTCTGCTTTGGCTATTGCTGATATGCTATCATTGTTTGAAACTATGGGAACTAACAATGTCCCAGAAGACGGACAGCGATATTTAGCAATGCACCCTAAAGGGTTTGCTGATCTGTTTGCAATCGAGCAGTTTGCTTCTTCTGATTACGTTGGGCCATCTAGCTTACCTTTTGCTGGTGGAATGACTATGAAGGAGTTCATGGGCTTTAAAATATTCTCTACTTCTGCTGTAACAAGCGGTAAGAATATTGCTTATCATACAAGTGCTATTGGACTCGGCATAAATGCTGATGTTTCAACAGAGCTTAACTATGTAGCAGAAAAAGCTTCTCACCTTGCAACTTCGATGATGTCTATGGGCGCAGTTGGTATTGATGCCAATGGCGTTTGCGAAGTCCTCGACAACAACTAGAACTCGTGAAAGGAGTTTAAAATATGGCTTATACAGCTTCTTCACTAATCAGAATTGGTGGTGGTTCTGGTCAGGCACTTTGGTACTACTCTTCAGCAGATACTATTGCGGATGCAAATACCGCAGGGTATTTTAATGATGCTGCGAATATACTGAATTTGAATGACATAATCATGACAATAACATCAACTGGCGGTACACCTGTACTTACCCATGCGTATGTTAATGCTAATAATGGTTCAGTAGTAGATATCACCAACGGTGTTGTAATTACCAACACTGATGGCGATTAATAACTAAAAGGAGTGGGGGGTTAACGCCCCCCATTTATTTATATGGCAGTAACAAGCACTTCAGCAGACTCCCCTGTAGATGTATCTAGCAGGGCATTAATTTTGATAGGCGCAGAGCCTATTACTTCGTTTGACGACGGAAACAATGAAGCACTCGTTGCTTCTAATATGTATGAAGATGTTGCTAGATCATCACTTGTTAATACCAGATGGAGATTTGCAACTAACCAAGCTGTTCTTAATAAATTATCTGATGCTCCTACTGGGAGATATGATTCAGCTTACCAGATACCAAGTGACTCATTAATGCTTCATGCAGTAACAGTAAATGATCACCCAATATTATATCAATCATATGGCGATAAAATATTTTGTGATGCTGATTCTAGTGACTCATTAATATTAGATTATACATTTAGAGTTGATGAAGAGTTCTGGCCTTCTTATTTTATAATAGCTGTAGAGTATGCTTTAGCTAGTGTATTTGCAGTAGCTCTAGCAAGGGATGCAAGCCTTTCTCAATTAATGGAACAAAAAGGTTTGATGGCTATGGCTAAAGCTAGAGGTTTAGATTCACAACAACAAACAAATCGTACTCTAAACACATCGAGGTTTATAACTCAAAGGCGTAGTTGATGCAAAAAGTACGAGTACCTATTACTAACTTCCAGTTTGGCGAAGTAAGTCCTTCTTTATATTCAAGAACTGATTCTGATATCTACACTGCTTCTGCTCAACGAGTAGAGAATTTTTTTCTTAGAGCAGAGGGTGGAGTTATTAAACGTGCAGGATTAGAAAATATATATGAGTATGATACTACAATAGAAAGAACTACGTTTACTATTACTGTATCTGACTATGCTAACATAGCAGCAGGAACACAAATAAAATTCTCTGATGCAGATGGCAACTTATTTACTTTGCAATCAGAAACAGCAGGAAGTGGTGCGCCATCTTCTTCTTCTGGCAATATACATTTCTTTAGACCCAACACTTCAAACAATGTAACAGCAGATAATATTTTTACTGCTATTAATGCTATTGATGGATTTACTGTAGCTAATCCAGCAGCGGCAGTTGTTACTGTAACAAGAGACAAACCTAATGGCGGTACACATTTAGCAACAGAAAGCACAGATGTTGCAAGATTAACTGTTATAAACTTTAGTGGTGGCTCTAAGGTTCAATCAAGACTATTACCTTTTATATTCTCTGATGATGAACGATATATAATATCTTTAGAAAACGCTAAGCTAAGATGCTTTCAGATAAGCCCAACAACAGGTGCAGTCTCTTTAGTAGCTACAGTAACAGCGGATACCGATAGTAATGCGTTACCTTTTTCAGATACTTATTTACATGAATACACATTTGCTCAAGCAGGTGATGTTATGTTTATTTGCCATCCATTGTTTATGCCAAGGCAGTTAGTTAGAACAAGCCTTACTACATTCCAAGTAGAAGTGTTTGCATTTGATGTTAAGTCTGATTCTAAGTTAATTTACCAACCATATTTTTCTTTTCAATCGCTAGGTGTTACACTCGATCCTTCCAAAACAAGTGGTAGTGGTGCTACATTAACTACTAGCGTTGCTTACTTTGACACTACAGGAACCCAATCTGGTGGTGATTATCCAAGCTCTTTACACGTTGGAGTTACTCTTAGATATCACAACTCAGAAATAGAGATTACCTCTGTGCAATCTTCTACTCAAGCAACAGGAACTATACTTGATTCTTTAGAGCAAACATTAGATGTAAATGCTTTTAGAACAACAGATGGTTCTGCCGAAGTTATTGTTACTCATGTTAAACACGGGCTATCAGTTAGTGACGTTGTTGTTGTTTCTAAAGCAGCAGCAGTAGGTAATATAGCTTCTAGTAATCTTAATGGATCTAGAACTATCACATCTATTGTTGACGATAATCATTATACTTTTGATGCAGGTGGTTCTGCAAATGCTAGTGTTGATGGAGGTGGTGCGCCAGTAATGACTACACACGCTGCTTCTGCTAATTGGTCAGAGCAATCTTTTTCTGCTCTTAGAGGGTTTCCTGCTGCTGTAACATTTCATGAAAACAGATTAGTTTTTGCTGGTACTATATCACAACCAGATTCTATCTTTATGAGTAAGTCTGCTCAGTATTATAACTTTGATGTAGGTACGGCAGAAGACAGTGACTCAATACAAATTACAGCAAGTATCGGTGAAATAAACCAAATACTACATTTAGTATCTAATCGTGATTTACAAATATTTACAACTACATCTGAAATGTTTGTACCTACATTTCAAAACAAACCATTAACACCAACAACAACTACAGTTAAAAGACAAACGCCTTTTGGTAGTGCTTTTATTAAACCACAAGTAATAGATGGTGCTACTGTTTTTGTACAAAAAGGTGGGGCTATTGTTAGAGAGTATTTATTTACTGACTCAGAGTTAGCTTACTCAGCAGGGTCAGTATCTGCTTTATCTAGTCACCTTATTAAAGCCCCAAAAGAAATGAACATACTTTATGGTGCAATAGATAGAACAGAAAGTTACATATTTGTTGTAAACAATGATGGTACTCTTGCTGTGTTTAATTCTAACAGAAATGAAAAACGTGCAGGTTGGACAGAGTTTACTTGTCAAGGTAGGTTTATGTCTACTGTAACTATAGATGACAGAGTATTTGCTAACATAGTTATTAACACTGGTGCAGGAACGCACACAATGTTTCTATGTGAATTTCAAGCAGCATTAAATACTGATGTGTCTAAAGTTTACACTGGTAGCGCAGGTGTGTTTGATGTGTCTGCTACTTACGCTAATGGTGCTGTTGTTGATGTAATTAATGGCACAAACTATCTTGGTCAATATACTGTAGCAGGTGGTAATGTAGATGTTTCTGCTGTTGAGCTGGCTACTGTAGCAGAGATAGGATTAAAGTTTGATGTTAATTTAATAACAAATCCAATAGATATGGTATCACAAAGTGGGCCAGTTACAGGTGAACCAAGGAGTTTAGCTAGTGTAGTTGTTGACTTAAACACTACTCTATCTGTAAGTGTAAATGGAACTAATCTTTTAATTAGGCAAGTTACCGATGACTTTTCTTTGCAGCAACAACCAGTCACAGG